CTCAATGTAGTTACCAGCGGCAACAGCCTCAGGGTAAACTGAGTGAGACCAAGAAGATGGGCGAGAGATGTTCCACAGCGCAGCATTGTCGATAAGACGACCGAATGCAGCGGCAATACGTGGACGAACCTCAGACCAAATCGGTACAGTTGAGTCGTCAAGGAACTCGTCGGGTACCACAACAAGAGCCGCAATAGGCTCGGCTGTTAGGTACACATTGTCCCAAGACTGGTAAGTAGTCTGCTTAAGACCAGTGTCACCATTGACCCAGTAAGCGTTAGGCAGAACGTCCAGAACAGGCTGACGGAAAGTCTTGCTAGACATTCTGACAGTACGCGCAAGCGCTGCAACTGTTGACTGGCCCGAAACAGCCTGAATAACCTCCGCAGCAACTTGCTCCGGAACTTCAATAGCAGCGTTATCTGATCTATTGATTACATCAGTGTAGTTAGGCATATTTTATCTCTTTCTTTTAATACCAGTGCTATCGTCTAGCGCTGGCACGAATCATGTCATCGATTGAAGGTGTTGCAGCTCCAACGGGAGCGCCACGCTTGCCCGCAAGGAGATCCAGTGCTGGATTCGAGTTAGCAGCCGGCGCAGTGCGCGCTGCAAGTCTAGTGGCTTGTGCCTTAAGTCCAGCCTCATCATTTGCGGTCAAGAATTCAAGATCCGTCTCCGGAAGTTGTGCCTCTCGAAGGATCTGAGACTTCAATCTCTCTCTTTCAAGCTGCTCAACCTTGGATTGGGCGTCAGCCAAACTCTGAGACAGCTTTTCCTGCTCAGTAAGTTGTGACTGCTGATACTCTTCCCACTTAGTTGCCTTTTCCTTGTAATCTCTAAGTTCAATACGTCGACTAGCCGATTCTCTACGTACTCGCGCTAGTTCTTCTCTGAGCTGTTCATCGCTCATCGCATTCGTCTCAGTCGGAGTCTCTTCCGGCTGCTCAAGTGTTGCAGTAGTATCATTTGGTTGCATTTAATCCTCCTGGGATAAAATATGCTAACTTCGAGTTAGCTTATACGGTGGTAAAATGATTGCCACGTTTTGCGAGCATAGGACCAATCTCTCCATGCTCATGAACAACCATAATTTTTCTGTAGTCAACTTCGCGTGCATCGCGTGCTGACATACCAAAAGTTTTCTGAATAGCTTCGTGAATCTGATCCAAGAAGTCTCTATCAACTACGTGTTCCGACTTTCCAGTTCCGACGATTGGAGCAACAGAGCAATCACAACCAGGGTGGATAGGGAGAAGGTCGAATGAACGATAACGTTGAGTAGAAGCAACAAGACAGAGAGCACAAGTGTAAACACCAGTAGGTACACGACGAAAACCAAGAACTCGTGGCTCATGAGAAAAGAAATTCTTGGATGTGTGTGTACGGGACAGTTGTAAGTCGGTCTCAATGAGTTGACGAACTCTTTGAGCACCTTTCTCAACGGCAGAGTCGAAGTTTTGCCCTTCACCTAAAAGTCTCCAAAGTTCAGTAAAGGGTCGGAGATAAACCTCATCAATAGGTGTGCCATTGCGCAAAGTCTTATCACTGGCGATTTCTGCAATAGGCACAACCCAATCTGGTGGCTGACCCAAGGCGGTAAGTTGTGCGCCAATCATTGCGGCCTGAGTTGAGGCTGCCGTTTCACGGGCAGCTTGAACCAAAGGAACAGCTTGATCAAGGAACAATCTAGATGAACTGTCACGATAGTCTTCAAGCCCATCCCATGCGCCAAGAAGTTGCTGAACAACTTGCGCTCTTAGAACGCCAAAGATTGGTGAGAATGAGTATGCGATTTGATCACTACTGTCTAGCAGTTGAGCCACTTGAACCTCCACTCTGTTGTGAACCGTTAGCGTTCTGACGTGACGGCTGAGAAGACGTAACAACAGCTTGCTGAGCGGCCTGCAACATAAGATCCTGTAGATCCTGTTGCTTCTTCAAAGTGACAGCACGTGTGATATCCTGAGGGCTCAAACCAAGTCTCTCCAAAGCCATCTGGAATGGAAGACCAATCTGAGTTTCCTTAAGAATAGCGTCGGCAAGCTCAGCACGAGAACGTGACTCAGGATCAGCCCAAATAGTTTCAGCCGTAATATCCTTCGCACGAGCATCGCCTTTGTAGGCGAAGCCAAGCTTGACAACCTTTTCCCAAGCCCAACCAGCAGTTGTCATACGCTCCTTAGTCTTGGCAACAAGACCAGTTTCGGCTGCCTTAAGGGCGTCACCGGAGGCATTAACAATCTGACCTAGAAGGTAGTGAGGGGGCGTCTTGGTAATGGCAGCAAGGTCACCAACGTCATCTCGAACGGCTTCAAGAATCTGACGAATGTCAGCTTCGTGGAATTCACCGAACTGTGCATCTTTAGATTCGACAGCCCACAGGATGTCAGATCCAGGATCGAATGGTGGCTTAACTCTACCATCATCACTTTGTGGAATCTTAATTCCCTTGGCCCAACGCTGCTTATAAGCTTGAGCCTTAGAAATGATCATACGATCAAGAATTGTCTGGTTGATACGATCCTGAATTGAGAAGCCCTCTTCGGCTTCACTCAAAGAATCAAAACCAATCGTTGGTCTCCAATTCAGTTCCACCAAAGGAACCTCACCAATTGGATTAGGTGCATAACCTACAAGCTCCCATGAACCGGCAGAAGAAACCATGCGCTGCATGGCATTAATGTCAAGGTTCTTGAAAGCTGACTGCATATTACCGAGGAAATAGAAGATTTGATCAGGCATGTAAAGAACTGCGACAGCTCTACCAAGTAGATCATCAATCCACATTCTTAGACCGGCACGAATCTTATCTGGTCTAGCTGGATCACGTTCAACAATGGCACATCTAGGATCTTCCACTGTGAAAAGTGGCTGACCTGTATCATCCTGCACTGGCGATACAAGAACGTAAGCTCTTGACATACCAGCGGCAGTCATATGTGCCATCTGTGAGTGAAGGTCCATCGAATTTGCCTGCCACATGGCATTGGCATCACGATCAGCGGTATCGTTCGGATTGTCACCGAACTTGAAACCAACAACCTTCATACGCTCAACAGGAGCGTTGGTAACAAGGCTAATATAGTTAGTCTTAGACTTTTGCTGCAAGTCATACAATGACTTAATGTAGCGTGGGTCGCCACCAGGCAGAACAAATCTACCAGCAACATAATCTGCAAGCACATCGTAACGTGCCTGACGAACCACTAAAGCCTGTGCTAGCCTATTTAACCAGAAATAGGGATCATCCAGCATATAAGGCTGCACTGTTCCTCCTAGAAACTATAGACGTAATTACTTGGTTCCCCTCTAAGGAATCCATCTTCAATTGCTTCGCCTCTAGCCTCATAAGCTAGAACACAAGCAATGGCTGCGTCAATCTTGTTGGCACCACCCTTAACATCCTTTCTAAGGATGTCACCATAAGGTGTTTCCGTAACGTGGGCATTAAGGATGTGACGTGTCAACAATTCATCTCCGGGATGAATCAGTGCTCCGGTATATACAGCAGTTTGGAAGCGCTCATTAGCTTCCGCCATTTGCTTCTTTCTGGAAGTCCAGAATTCCCAAACAATATCCTCAAAGTCAATTGCCCAACGACCAACAATGTCCTGCCAGTAGGCAGGGTCACAGTTCATTCTTACGACATTGTAATTCTCAAGTAAATCTCTTACGAAGAGATCGACAGATACAAAGTCAACTTCCCAATCTCTGACTCCCTCTGGCTTTTCCCAGACTTTAATGACATGGAGACTGGAATCTTCAATTCGGCAAGCAACAAGGGCGGTAGAGTCGTCACGAATTCCCCCATCAAATCCAAGTGTGATAGCATCTCTGCGATTGATTCCAGGAACGCCAGTACGACAGGCTTCCCACTTAACAGGATCGATCCATTGGGTTGAACCTTGTACGACTTGGTTGAAATAGAATCGTCGTCCATCAGCTTCTTTAGTAGCTGGGTCGTCCATTTCCTGTTCAATACGATCAAGGTCCACCCATCCTCCACGTTCAATGGAAGCGTCACCGTACGCGACAATAAGTCCTTCTCTTCTCGCATGGCGTTCATCCTCCGTATCTGCAAAGTATGGAGCTTCGGCAGGAGCCGAACGACTATCATACAGAAGACCAGGATTAGTGGCCTTACCCTCTTGAATTGTCTGCCAATATAATGCCGAAGCTTCCGCTACAGACTCTTCACCAGGACCATAAGCATTGGTGGTTTCAATAGAACGCCCACCAACCTTACCAAGGTTACGTCTGATTGTAGCTGCTAGTTTATCTCCACCATTGTTTGGCAACCAAAGGTGAGTTTCGTCAAGAACAGCGAAAGTCGGTCTTTGACCTTCACGTGATCTAGCTTGAGCCGTAACAGGCTCCAACTTTCCGCCACGTGTTAAGATTCTAGACTTACCAATGTCTAGATTATAGTAGTCAGATGCATAACCATCTGAAAGCATTTCAATTACGAGGCTCATTGTGTTATCAGTTTGAGCCTCAGATACAGCGGCCAATTGAATAAGTGGCGAAGGTGCTGCAATTCCCACTGGAAGGTGATTAGCATCCCATCCGCCAAAGCGGACAGGTCCAATCAGTTCAGTGGAACAGATTGCTGCGAGTAGCGGCGATTTGCCCCAACCCTTAGCTCTTTCCAAAAGGCCACGACGGTATAAGAATCTGCCAAAGTCATCTAAAGCGTAATACCATAGAATGAATCTTGCCTGCTCTTTTGTATACTTCCATGTATCGCCTTTATAGGTACCATCTGGCTGTGCCAGATATGTTGAACCCCAATCAAGGATTTCCCAACCTAAAGTATACTTAGGTAGACCTTCGGGAAGCATTGAACCTCCCGACTATTCTACAAGACTCTTATAGTCGATGTTGGCTGAGTTAATATCTCTTCCTGCCTGCGGAGCATCTTCAACATCGGCAAAGTGCATACGCAATTTAGCCCTATCTTCATAGGTGTATCCAAATGCGGAGCATCTGCGACGGATCTCAGCGGCATAAGTAGTAACTGACGATGGCGGAATTAATCCTAACCATAGTTCATTGTGCATAAGTGCGGTCTCAAGAAGGGACTCCCAGTCAGACCATTCAAGGAATGGAGCCACATCGGAACGTCTCCACTTCTCATACCACTCTTTAGTGCGTGGACACCACATCTTATCTAGCGGCAAATCTGGTCCATAAAGTCGTGTGTCATCCTTCCCTCTGCGAGGAATTACTGCATCCTCTAGCTTCGGAAGATTTCGTCTTACAGCGCCAGCCTTAGGTGGCGGTCCTTTAATTGTCATCCTATCCTCCTGGGACTTCTCGTTTAGAGAGTTCAAC